TTAGAGTGTCCCCGCCTTGCGGTTCTTCTCGAAGGTCCGCGCGAAATTGCCCTCGATATCAGCCTTGGTGCGTGCAGCCTGTTCGCGGATAGCAGCCTTAATCTCGTCCGACGAAACGGCACCGGAGATCTGGAATGTTTGGTTGACGACAACCGATTGCCCACCGTTGCTGTTCGCCGCCGGCGCATGGGCGGACACCCCCAGCCGGCCATCCCGGCCGCGCCGGAGCGGCATGATCGCTTCCGGCCCCGCCTCCCCCATGAGGCCGATACCCTTGGCGAAGGGAAAGACGGTGGCGCGGTCCACGACACCGCCCTTGGCGAAGGCCGTGATCTCGCCGGACGGATCGAACGCGCCGCCCTTGGCGTAGAAGCTGCCGATGCTGAAGCCGCCGAGAGCGCCTCCGCCACCGCCAAAGAGCCCACCAAGGATGCCGCCGAACAGACTACCAAAGCCTCCGCCGCCGAAGAGCCCGGAAAGCGGTCCGCTACCCAGGATCGCCGCCTGAGCAGCCGCCAAGGCAAGCTGTATAATCAGCTTCTTCACGGCGTCTTCAGCCTTCACACTGCCATCCACCACGGATAACAGGCCATCGGCGCCTGCCTGATACAGGTTATCAAGAGCCTGCGAGCGCGCCTCAACGGCCTGCCGTACTTGCTCCTGAGCCTCGGTTTCAGCCTCGATCTGCCGGACCAGCCCGGCTATTTGCTTACCCTCTTCGCTTGCGGCATGGACACCGGCGCGGCGAAGGGTGTTCGCAATTTCCTTTTCGGTGTTCGACTGCCCGATGATCTCGAGCTCGTGCTCCAGATCAGAGATGAGCTTGCGCACGGCGTCCGCCTGGCGTGTGGCGGCTTCGGCTTCCTTGTCGCGAGTGCTCCCCCCAAAACCTCCGGGAGGGGGATCAGGTGGCGTCCATGTACGATCAGTCGGCTTTGTCAGCGTGCGCTGGCCAAGGATCGCAAGAATTTCCGCCTCCTGCCGCGATAGGTCGGCAAGCTGCTCCTTCTTCGCCGCGATTGTTCCCTCGAGGACACGGTTCTCCGCCTGGGCTGTCACACTCTGGTTGTTGCGCTGTTCATCGCGGATCCGCAGGATTTCCGCTTCGATCTCAAGTCGCTCTCGCCCGAGATCGGCAAGCTTGCTATCGAGCGCCGAACTCCGCTGGTTCTCGAAATCGCGGAAGCTGTTCACGAAGTCGATCAGGCTATCAGTCGCACTGACAATCGCGCTCTTGAGGTTCGTGCCGACAGTTGTGCTGATCTCATTGAAGCGGCGATCAATCTCTGCCGCCTTGGCAATCATCTGCTCGTCCATGACGACGCCCAATTCATGAGCTCGCTGGATCGTGGCACGAATACCGGCCTCGCCCTGGTCAAGCAGTTCAACGAAGCGCTCGCCGGCAGACCCGCCGAACAACTCGTCGCTGATCCTGATCTGGGCCGCCCTGTCGAAAGCGCCCAGGCGTCCGATGATTTCGAGCAGCAAGGCCGAAGGGTCATCGAGCTTCTTCTTCAACTCTTCGGCGGAATAGCCAAGGCGCATGAAGGCTTCTGCTCCACTACCCTTGCCGGTCTGCACGAACTCGTCTGCCCGCAGGTTCAGTTCCTTCAGGCCATCCGTCATCTGGTCGATGCCGATGCGGTTCTGTTCGGCGACAAACTTCCACTCCTGGAAGGCCTCCACAGAAACACCAGCTCGCTTCGCTTCGTCACCGACTTGCGCAATGCTGTTCGCAACCTGACCGATCTGCGCGACCACACCGGCCACGCCGCCGGCGACGATGCCTCCAAGGAAACCGCCTATCGCAGCCTTGCCGAAGGCCCCGATCTTTGCGGATGACGCGGCAAGAGCCTTGTTGATCTGGCTGGTGGACCGGACCATGTCCTGTTCCATTTGCCGGGTAGCGCTCTTGCTGCTCCGGCGCATGCGATAATAGTTGCGGTCGGCCGTACCGCTGGCCTTCTGAAAGTTCTTCTCGAAGTCGCGGATACGGGCCTCGAGAAGGACGACCAGTCTCTCACTGTCACTTATCATTTCGGACCTCACGCAAATGCCCACTCTTCGAAGTCATCCGAGGCGGTGTCATAGGAAGAACGGTTGCTGTTCCCGTGCGCCGCGCGACCGACAGCCATCGCGGCAGCAACGGCACCGTCTATGCGATCTCGCGATTTTCCCTTGTGAAAGGACTTGTTCCCGGCCTTGTCTTCCTGAATGGCGATGTTGTCGAAGTGCCAGCGCAGGATCGGATGACCGCCGTGACGGAAGCGGCGGCCAACAATCGCGCGCTCCAGTTCCTTGATGGCCGGACTCATGGTGATCCAGCCTTGGCGCATCTCGACCGCTGGATATCCATCCTCGGCAAGGCTCGTCATCATCACGCGAGCAAGATGCGGATCGAAGGCGATCTCCTGCACGTTGAACCGGGCGCAAAGCTCCCGGATTTGATCCTCAACCGCCGTGAAGTCGACGACGTTTCCTTCGGTCGCGAGGATCCAGCCCTCTTCAGCCCACCGGGGATAAGGCACCTGGTCACGGTCGGCGCGCCGCTGGAGGTTGTCTTCAGGGCAGAAAAACCAAGGGACGACATCGTATCCGGTTTCAGGATCTCCCCAGGCCGCAACAATCGCCGTCAGATCCGAATTCGACGACAGGTCGACCCCAAGCCAGCAAGGCTCCTGTGTGGCTTCCTTGTCCTCGAGGTCCACATCCCCATTGCCCTGATCGTAGATCGACATTTCCACGAAGGGCGAAGCCGAATAATCCAGCCAACAATTCAGGTGGAACTGTCGGAAGTCGTCACGGTCGGCAGGGCGTTCGGTTGCCTCGCGGGCCATCTGGCGCAGGCCTTCGATGTCCGGATAACCGTCCGCCAAGCCCGGATTGACGAAGTGCCACAGGGCTTCATCTTTCCAATCCGCATCGGGCTCGGTTTCGAAGAGCACAGGCAGGAAGCCCGGATCCTCGATTTCGCCGGCCTGCACCTTGCGGGCGTACTGGAGCAGGTCGAAGGCGAGGTTTTCCTGTCCGCGTCCGGCCTGGGTGATGACCACGAGAAGAGACCCGGCGACCTTGTTGAGACCCGTGCGCAGCGCACTCCACATCTTGCGGGCGTTCTGGCCTTCCCAGTTGATCAGTTCGTCGGCAAGCACGAATTGCGGGGTTTTTCCGAGCTTCCCCTTACCCCCGGAGGCCAGCGCACGGAACTTCGCGCCGGATCTCTTGTGCTCCAGCACGAACGTGCTTTCGTTCAACTTCATTGCGCCCGTCAGCCAAGGCGTCGTCTTGATGATCCCGACCGCCTCGTCATAGGCGAGCGCCGCGTCTTCCTCGGCAGACGCCGCGACCATCGCCTGACCATTGGGAGTGCGCTCATAGCCGACCGTATGGAGAAGCGCGAGAGACGCGCCCACGGTTGTCTTGCGTGCACCGCGGGGAAGCATGATGAACGCCGTGCGCACCTGTCGCCGGCCATCGGGATAGGCCGGGCCATAGATGCGACGGGCGATCCGTTCCCAGAACAAGGGGAGATCGAGTCCCCCGGTTTCGCTCTTCGGGTGCTGCAGTCGGCGAAGGAAGCCCACGGCCCGCTCGCCATAGCCGAACGGATCGGGGATATCGGAGCCGTCAAACAACCAGGTCGGGCGGTGCGCCTTCATCGGCCTTTTCTCCTGCGTTGTCGAAACGATCTTTCGCCCGGGCCGATGGGCTGATTCCCAATTCAGCTCCCAGCCGCGCAACGGCCACCACAGCCTTTGAAAGAAGCCCTGAGGCCGGGTTCGGCTTCATCGCGCCATGCGCACCGGGCACCAACACCCCGTGCTCGGAAATCGCCTTCTGTGCCTCCCGCGCACTCCACCGCGCTATCAGGTAGGTTTCGAGAAGCCCGAGCGCCGGCGTGGTGAGAATCTTGCGTTCCACCATGTCCGCACAGATCGACTTCCATTCGTCGGCCAGGTCCTTGGGGACATGCGCAGGGACCGGCGGAACGCCCTTTAACCCTCCATCAATCGCCTTGAGGCTTGCCTTGCGGCCGCGCGTGGTCATGTGCGCACCTCTTCGCAGCGCAACTCCAGACCCTTGCAGCGCCCGATTTCCTTGATCTCGCGGATGTTGAGGGTCTTGCCCTCATAGCTGACGCGAAGGTCGGGCGTGACGCCTGCAAGCCATCGGATGCGGAACACCACTGCGAAGGAGTCCGTCTCACCGTAGGCTTGCAGGAATTCATCCGTGGACGACTGGACGACCTGCGCGCGCACCGGCGGGGCAAAGTCCGCCCATGTCTCGACCGGCGTTCCATAGGCGTCGACTGTGTGTGTGACGCCCTGAAGCGTAATCAGCCGATCCAGCTTGCCCGCCCTCATGACTGTGCCTCCCGGACCAGGGCTTCCACCGTCAGAACGCCATGCGCGGTTTCGCCGTCCGGATCCCGTAGGAACCGAGTTGAGGTGACCACGCAATCACCGCAGTGAAAGCCGGCGTCCATCTCCAGGCGCCCATTCTGGAGCGCGGAGCGGACCGCTCCGGCAATCGCCTTGACGCCGACGAGACCTTGTTCCTTCTTCCACACATGCAGCGTGGAGTAGATCCGCACCACGTCTCGCGCGATCCGATCCGCATCAAGCTCCTGGTCTTCGCCTAGGATGATCGACGGGTCGGGCGCGGGGCGCGCGTTGCGATCAAGGATGGATGAAGCGGGCACCAGCGCCACCACCGCCGGCGTGCCGACAAGCCGGGTCCGGATTGCCTTCTGAAGAGCCAGGGAAGCACTCATGGCTTGCCCCAATGCTTCTTCACCGCGCGGCCAATGGCGCCCTTTATCGACCGTTCCGCCTTCTTCTTGTGGAGCCGAAACGCGGGCCAGAAGAACGGCTGCGCTTCGTGCTTGCTGTTGCCGTATTCCTGAAGGTGCGGGTATCGCACATCGGTATTGCCGGCAGTGATCGCGACCGCGTTTTCGGGTACCGTCATCGCTCCCCCCGGCTGGCTGTATTCCGGGGTTTGCTCCCCCGGTCCCGTGACGGCGATCGAGCTATTCAGATCCGGGGCATCGGTCGCGGGATCGTCCGGCGCGAGTTGGCGCATCGTGTTCGCGATGGCGTTTGCGTTCTTCATCAGCGACGGCACAGTCGCTTCGCGCACGTCCTGCGGGATGGCCTTCAGGCGCTTCTTCAGCCTCGAGATGCCGCCGTCGTTGCTACGCATCGGACGCACCGAAGGTGTAGCGGCGGTACTCCCCGACGACCTCACGCACGCCAAAGGGCAACGCCTGGGCGGACACCCCGACAAGCGTTGCCTCCCTGTTCTCGAACCAGTGCGCGGCGAGCATCAGCACGGCCTCTTCAAGGTCCGCAGGTGTCCCGTTCGGGAATTCGTCCGCATCGTCGATGGCGAAGCCCAGAATTCGTTCCAGGTGCGCCGTGGAAGCTGACAGCAAGCGCGTAAGCACCGCGTCGTCATGCGTTCCGGTCACGTTGCAATGCGCCTTCAGAGCGTCGATATCGAGTGCCATGGCCCGCCTTTAAAACTCAGCCGCTTTTCATCAATTTTCGCGTGTTGCTCCCCGCGCCGGTCCCCAGGAGCGGCCGAAAGTTCGGAACCACCCCCGGGGACTGTTCGTCTACGCGCCGGCGACGGTCGATGTGGCCGCACTGATTGCACTGGCGGACCCGTTGACGTTGGACGCGGTGACCTGAACGGTGATGACCGTGCCCTCCTCGCCTGCGGTGAGGTCGTATGTGTCTGCGGTTGCGCCAGGGATGCTCTCGCCATCCGCGAACCACTGGTAGGCGTAGGAGGGGGTGGGCGAGCCGGACCACGTACCGGTCGAAGCCGTCAGGGTCTCGCCGACGGTGGCGGTGCCCGTGATGGCAGGGAGCACGGTGTTGTCAGGCGCCGAACCCGACGCGGCAGCCGCCACCCGGACGATGTTGCTGTCGATCTCAAGGGTGACGTTCAACTTCATCTGGCTGGTAGCTTCGCCGAACTCTTCCTGCTGGCTCATCACCAGAGCGACGAAATAGCGCTCCGAGGGCGTGCCACCGGTCGGCGCATCATTGAAGGTGATCTTGAACGGATACGTGTAGTTGGTCTTCTCCGCAGCGATCAGGGCGAGCTGTCCAGCATCGGCGTAGTCGAGGTCACACACGATCTGCATGGACCCCGCGTTTCGCGGCCCCTTGATCTTTCGCGTGCGTGCCGCGTCGATGTGGTTCGACGTGATCAGTTCGGTTGTGTCGCCAGCCGAGCCGAGGTTGGTGTGACCGGTGATCTCAGTCCATGAGACGGCCGAGAAGTCTGCGGCCACGAGGTCCGTGCCATTGAACGCCATGGGTGCGGCGCCGATTTCGAGCTTCATGCCGGCGGTGCTGAACAGATTGCCCATGTGCTAAGTCCTTTTGTCTTGGGCCTGCTTCCAGCCGGAGTGACAGGGCTGGCAGAGCGATTGGAAGTTGGTTCGGTCAAGGCGACGCTGCGGGGCCTTGGCGATGGGCACGATGTGATCCACCACCGTTGCCTTGGCGCCGCAGCGACGACAGGACGGGTATGCAGAGAGGTAAGCGGCGCGCGCCTGCTCCCAGTCGCGGTCATAGCCACGAGCGCGAGCGGTGGGCCGCTTGGCATCTGCCCTCGCCTTGCGCTCCCTGTCCCGGGTCACGGCCACGGGGCAGCGTTCGCCCGAAGCGTGGACGCCGCCACAGTGACCGCAGACCTTTGGAGCGCGCCTCGGCATGGTCAGGCCACCGGAGCTTCGGCCGGATGGCCCTTGACGATCACCGCGCCGGCCGCGATGGACGTGCCGCCGTTCTTCGTGATCACCGTGCGGATATACCGCTTGTTGCCGATGTAGCCCTGTTTGTAGACGCTGGACGCCTCCAGGGTGTCCGGCAGCGACCCGACGAGGTGAGCGGCGTCCACGTCGGCAAAGTCGCCGCTGGTGGTGGTGTCGCTCTCCTGGAGCTTGGCCGTGAAGTCGCCATCCGAGACGATCGCGCCGGTGTTGATGACCACGGCAGCGCTTTCGAAGCCGAGAAGGTCGATTGCGGCGCTGGTGTTGGTGGCGCTGAGAACAGCCGGGGCGACCGCCTGCACAACGCCGATGTTGGGTGCAATGTCACGCATGATCGGTCTCCTTACGACGTGGCCATCTTGAGCTTGCGGAAGCGCGCGGCCTGCAACACCCGGCCACCGACGCGGCGGGTGGCGTGAATGCGGGTCAGGCCCTTGGTCGCGAGCAGATAGGGGTTGACCAGGATCGACATGGCGAGCCGGTCGACGATCCGGTAGGCGGAGAAGTCGCCGTAGAGGATCGGGAACGAGCCGCTTTCGATGTCGGGCATGTCGACCGCTTCCACTACCGGGCGGCCAAGCAGGGTTTCCGGCTGGCCCGCCTGGTATGAGGGCTGCCAGAGATAGTTGCCGTGGCCGTCCTTCAGCTTCCGGACAGTGGCGAGCGTGGTGCCGTTCATCATCCACGTGCCCGCATTGCGATAGGCCGCCGGCAGCGAGTACATGAGCGTGATCAGCGGATCGGCTGCAAGCGTGGTCGCATGGCCGTTCAGCGTGTGCTGGATATCGGCATTGGTCATGAGACCTTCGGGCTGCCCGGCGCCGGTGCCGTTGACGAAGGCAACGCCTTCCTTCTGGCCGAAGTCCTCGGCAAGGGCGAGGCGCACTTCCTGTTCGGCGGTGCCGCCGCTGTCGGCCAGGAGCTCGTTGGAGATATCGACGTGCGTCATCAGCTTGCGGGACGCGACCTCGAGCTGTCCGAAGGTGGCGGTCGATTCCTCCGATTCCTCGGCTTCGCCTTCCCACTGCGCGTTGGTGATGCCGGTCCGCTTGGGGTACTTCACGGACGGAGCGTTGATGTTGCGCACGCTGGCGACGGAGCGGATCGGGGAATACTCCACCAGATCGCGGATGAATTCGGTCGACATCTCGGCCGGCGCGAGATAGCCGCCCTGTTCGTCGTTCGAAACGGTCAGGGCCTTCAAGTCTTCCGCCGGGGCCTGCGCGCCGTGGCGCAGATACGTGCCGAACGCCTTGCGCTCCAGCTGCGCGGTTTCATCCTCGCTGGCCTTGCCGCCGCCGGGACGGTTCGCCTTGGTCTCCAGCGCCTTCAAGCGGTCTTCGATCTTGGAGGTGTCGGACTTGGCCTCGATACTGTCCAAGCGTGCGGTGACCGTCTCCTGAAGATCCTCAAGGCTCTTGGTCACGACGTTGACCGGATCGTCATCTTCGCCTTTTAGAGTGATCGCCGCGCTTCCGCGCAGCGTATTCTTCGTGACATGCTGCATGTCAGTTCCTTCCGATTTGCGCGGCTGCGCGGTTGATGGCTTCGGCGATGCGAAGCGCGGCAATTGCGGATTTGGCGCTCGCGACTCGTGCGTCGGGATGCATCGGCACGGTCACAAGCGAGATTTCCACGAGCTCCAGGGCCTTGATCGTGCGCCCGCCGCCGCGCCTCGGGGCGGCCTTCTTGGGGGAGAAGCCGATCGACAGGCCGCGTACTGCGCCGGCCTTGATCAGGGCGTGAACTTCACGGGCCCGGGGCAGATCGTTGACCAGGAGCGAGCCCTTGACGTGGAGCCCGTCTTCCTTTTCGACCGCTTCGGCCCATGCGCCGACCGGGTCGGTCATGTCGTGACCGAAGAGCATCGGGAGCGGGAGCGAGACGTTTGAGAAGGCGCCCTTTTCGATCACATCGCCAACGCGATCCGGCGTGCCGAACGGCCACGCGAGGCCGCTCAACTCGCCGCTTTCGTCGGCCGCGATCTTGGTCTCCACAAGAAAGCGATCCATCACTTCGCCCCCCGGAAAGCGGCGCGATCGTCGGCGAAGGCGTCAACTTGAGCCTGAAGCCACTTCGCGGCACGAAGCACGCGGACCACGTTCTTGTGGGAGAACGGCACCGGCTCGCCGTCTTCGGTCACTGTCCAGTCGAGGACGCACTTGGCCAGGCAGCCGATGCGGGCGCGCTCGCGCTGTTCTGCCGATACCATTCCATCCGGGCCGGCAAGGGCCGTCAGTTCGTCGGCAAGGGCCAGTTGCGCCCGGTGCTGGGTTTCAGAGTCGGGCCCGGCGATCTTGAAGCGAATGCCGGTCGGCTCGCCGGTCACCGGGTCGGCAATGTCGAACCATGCCCCGCGTTCCTGGTCGGCGACTTCGGAGACGATATCACTCAGGTCCATTCATGGGCTCCTGCGGTGCGGCGGCGCCGGGTTGCGAGGCGCCAGTGTTGGGATTCGCGAATTCATCGCCGCCGGCGTAGGGCTCCAGCCCTTCCCAGCCGCGCGCTTCATTCGGGTTGAGCACCCGGGCCGCAATGAGGGAGGAATAGGCCGTGGCGCGGGTGCCGAGATCGGCGCGGGTCAGGTCATCGCGCTCGAACCACACCCGGTATGCGGGCCGTTCTTCGGGGGTGAACAGCGCGCGGCGAAGTGCGCCTTCAAGAGCGCGAAGCCATGGCTCCAGGGTGTAGGTCAGGAACTCCTTGCCCATTTGCTCGGAATTTGACCAAGTGGCGCGGTCGAGCTCGAACAGCATGGACGGCGGGACGCGGAACGCGCGGGCAACCTCAAGGATCTGGAACTTGCGCAGCTCGAGGAATTGCGCGTCCACGCTGTTGAGCGTCATCTGACGCCACTTGGCGCCGTCCCACAGAATGGCCGTTTTGCCGGCGTTTGCCGCGCCCTCCTGGGCCGCGCGCCATCCGGCGAGCATCCGCTTCACGCCCTCGTCGCCGACGTTCTTGTCGGTCTCGATCACGCCGCCGGGCCTTGCGCCGGTCGAGAACAGCCGCGCGGCATGGGTTTCCATGACGGAAAGGACGGCAATCGCATCGCGGGCAAGTGTCAGGGGGCATTGGGTGAAGGGGCCGCGCAGGTGGATCACGTCGCCCGGATCAAGCCGACGGTTGTTGAGGGTATAGGCAGGCTCGTTTGTGCGCTGGTCGGAGTATTCGACCGTGATCGCGCCCGGCTCATAGCGGATGATTTCGCGCGGCTCGCCGTTAAGCCGGTTGACCCATGCCAGCCCGCCGGCATCGCTGGTGAGCGCCATCGACACAAGGTCGCGGATCAGTTCGAACGAGGTTGTCCAGGCGTTGGCCTCGTCCTGCAGGAGCCGCGCGGCGGGATGGTCGCGATCCTCGGCTTCGCCGCCGCCGGCCTCGATACGCATGATCTTGATATCGAGGCTGGCGACAGCTTCGGAAATGACCCGCACAGCGCTTTGAACGGCTGGGACGCGAAGGGCCTGCGATGCGGACAACGCGGTCGATCCGGGAGGAGAGATCCCGAAGATCTCTCGAAGCCATTCTTCCGGGCTCGCGAGGCTTTTTGCCTCAACCGGCGGCTTTCTTTTGAAGGGCCATATCTTCATGCCCCCGAATATCGGTTTTATTTGCGCTTCGTTCGATAGGTTCTATTGGGATCAACTGGGAATTATCGGGGTATGACCTAAAAAATTCGATCAGATCAGCCTCGATTGCACAGTATCGCCGTCCGATTTTCTTGACCGGAGACCCCGGAATCTTCGCCAGCGTGTCACGAACATAATCGGGCGACGTGCCGATCCGCCGGGCGATGCCATCGGCCGTCCACAGCACGCGGGCGGGAGTCGGGCGCGCCGGGGTGGCGATCCGGTCGAACGTGTTCGGGGTGAGGTCGCTCATAGCGGCTCCTTGTGCGCTTCCATCGGGACGCCGAGCTGATCAAGCCACTGGGCCGTCGACCTTCCTCGCTCGGCGTTCACTGTTCGTTCCAATATGCGACGAGTGCCGTCGATGTTGATCTCAATGAATGAGTACAGGAAGCAATCGGGCTTGGTCTGGCGAATAACCAGAACCTTTTCTGGCAGGGGCCGACCGCGCTTGCGCTCTTCCCGCCACCGGCGCGCCTGCACGTGGAGACTGAAGCGCCGACGCATCGCCGCGTCACGCCTTTTGTCGCTGTTGCTCATGGATTCACGCCTCCTGCTCGCTGCGCGCTTCGGCAAATCGAGGGGGCCTCTTGATGCCAAGCTTGTGAACGCGCTGCCGGACCGCCGAAACGGTGCGCCCGGTCAGGGTGGCGGCGGCACTCACGTCGAGAAAACTCTCGCCATACCACTGCTGCAGGAACTCGTCCTGCTCCCGCGTCCACCGACCGTTCGGCCCGCTCGGGTACTTCACCCACCGGTGCTTGCTACGCTCACGCGGGAACGAAACCACGTCACCCATGGCATCCTCCTTTGGCGCTCTTGCGCGGATGGTCGGCAAGGTTGGCCTTCGGCCCGGCTTGCGCCGTCGCCGCGCTTTGCTTGGCGCCTTGCCTTGCGCTGTGCGTCACATCGGCCTGGTTTTTTTGATCTGGAAGGGGGACCTTGGCCAGCGATGAAGCAGATAGGGTCGATGGCACAGAAGCGTTGCTTCCATACTCAACCAGAACAGTAGCCAACTCGTTTGTGCCACGTCGCCGGTACCAGGTTCGACGGCTTATCCCCATCGCCTTCCAAGGCTGCGTAGCTGAGAGAGAATCCGTCCGTGGCCGCGCGCCCATTGCTCTCCTTCGCTGCTTTGATCGTTCCCGCTCGATGGCGCGCTTCCGTTCTCTTCTCCGCTGTTCTCGCTCTTCCGTCGTCTCGCCAACCGGATACATGGAGCCAATGCCAAGCTCGTCCGCCTCCAGCGGCTGAAGGCTCACCAGCTGTCCAACCTCAGCGTGTGTATAGCTTTGCCCTGCCCTCTCTCGCTCTCGAAGCCACATTGCAATCAGGTCGTGATCATCAGACCAGAACCACGCCTCGAATGTATAAACCGTTCGCTCAAGCGGACGGCCTGGGTCGGACAGGTAGCGGCTCCCATCTCTTCGCCGCCGAAAGTGCTGCCAGTGCACAAGAATATCTGCCGCCACACAAATGAAGCCCTGGAACGGCGCCCCGTCGATCACCTCGCCGTTGCGCAACCGGAACTCCCGCAAGGCAATCAAATCGGTCTTGCGCCTATAGAGCGCGCCTGGCGGCGCGCCCTTACGCTCTTCTTTTCTCTTTAGATTGATCAACTCGACCTCCGCGCACGAAGCTTGTCTGCCATCCCAAGAGCCTGACAGGCCTCTCGTGCGCTCAGGCCAAAGCGACTACGCAAGGTGGCGACGGCGCACGACCTGTGCGCCTCCGCATTCTCAAGCCACCAGCGCGCCGCCTCTTCCACTGCTGCCGTGCCCTCATGACAAAGCCCAGTGGATCCGCCGATCGGAAGGTCGCTCACTTGCCTGCCCCCCCTTCCTGATCGAAGGCAACATGGTCGACGCGCCACGGGTTAAGGCGATCCTCCCTGACCCCGGCTGAGAGGTCCTTCTCCAGGACACTCTCAAGAGCAAGGACCGCACTGTAGAGAGAGCGTCCGATTGCCGTGAAGTCGCGCTTCGCATCTTGAGCGAAATCAACGGAACAGCGCACCAACTCGTAAAGCCTGATCGCGGCGGAGATCTGGTGCCCTGCATCCTCGACCGTTTCAGCACGAACCCGCGTGATCGCGTCGGTGAAGGCGTCCAGATCGTCGTCAGCCGCGTTCATCGCCTCATAGAAAAAATCTGCGGCCTGCTGGTTCCTCATCTCCAAGGCGCGCGCGTTCCTGTCATCAAATTCAAGCCGCCGCCGCGATGCCTCGCGCATCAGGGCTGCAAGAGTGTCGATTGCGCCCGACCGCTCGAAGCCGGTTGTTGCAGGCTTGTCCTGCTTCATGGTAGCGTTTGTCACGTTCATTTTGGCCCCTTTGGACTGCTTACATGTGGACGTCAGGCTCGGCCGGTGTTGCACCACCGCCGGGCCATTTTTCTTGGCGGCGCTCATGCCGCGTCCTCCTTCGTGAAAAACTCGATCAGCTTGCCGCGCTCGGCGCACCAGCGCCCACCGACCTTCTTCGCCGGGATCTGCCCCGACGCCATGAGGTGGAACGTCTGCCGAGGCGTGCGGCCGATAACCCGCGCAATCTCTTCAGCGCCCCAAACGATGTTGAACTCTCGACCACTGTCATTCATATCAAACCGCTCCGATACATAGCCAGTGGATACATAATATCCAGAGGATATGATTGACGTCAAGCGTTCTCATAGCCAATGGATAGCAAAAGCTGGAACGGAGCGGACATGTCGGCCAACAGAGCGAAGAACGAGCAATTTCAACTACGCCTCCCGCCCGGCCTTCGAGATCGGATCAAGGCCTATGCGGAGCGGCATGGTCGAAGCATGAACACAGAGATCGTGCGAATTCTGGAGCGTGAATTTCCCGAACCCTGGAGCGTCAACGGCCGAGTTGCAGAACTGCTCGCAATGGTCCGTGTTTTGCGCGGCGGGGTCAGCGACACTCGCATTGATGAGCTTGTTACCGAGATCGAAGACACGGTTATGGGGATCATGACTGGTCGCGTGAGGGGCCTGAACGAAGATTCTCTGGAAGGAATTAAAGAAATCTGGGAAAGATATTCGGAACAAATAGAAGAGGACACCCAAATTAATATGGAGATGGACCCCGAAGAAGAAGAAATTTACGGAATATCTGGCTCAACAGCAAAATACATACATCCAAATGACGAAGAGCCCGGAAAATGA